CAAGGGTGTGGTGTTTGAAGAGAATAGCGAGACTGTGTGTGCCTCTGGAGTCTGTGGCATCTAACACACTGTAGATGGTAAAAAGCCCTGTAGAGCATCCCAATCTCTACAGGGCTTTTTGGTTTACGTCACAGGGACGACCCTAAGGTAGCACAAAGGATTCTGTTACTTACGTTTAGTCATCTTAGGCTTAGTACCTTTCTTAGCTGCAGCCTTCTTAGCCGCTGCCTTGCCCTTCGCTGTGTAGCTGTACTTCTTACCGTCAACCATTGGCATAGTCTTGCTCCTAGATTGTCAAATCAAACTTATTACCGTCACTCTTAAACAACTTAAAAGAAACGATAGCTGTGAATGTGCTTCCTGCGTCAGGCGTTACAGTGAGGTAATCACCTTCCGTCATAGTCAGAAATGCACCTTCACCGCCAAACTGGTCATAGTTTCCGTCACCAAGAGACTTGTTAGACTGGAAAGTTATTGTTTCACCATCATGCCAAGCAGCTGAGTAGCCTGCTGTAGAGCCTGTACCGTTGGCAATGAACAACATAGTCACACGAGCTTCGTAGCCTGTAGGCACTGTGAAGAGCGTGTTAGACGTCCCTGCAGTTAAGTTCTTGCCTATAGAGTAGTATTCTTCTCTAAACATTTAAGTATCCTAATGTGTTGACGAAACGGCGAAGTCATGCTATTCTTTTGATGTCTCCGCCGCCGCTGCAGTTACCTATAGCGACCTAGTCTTCTTGCTCTTGACTTGGCTGCTCTTGGTCTTCCATTGCAAGGTTCTTTAGAGTAACACCCATCCAAGCATTAATAGCTTTCTTAGCCTTAGTAGACACTCTGCCTTTAGCGTCTAGCTTAGTCTCTAACAATGCTTTAAACAGGTCTTCGTCTTCGATAGCGTCCACAATAAGCCTCTGAGCAGGATTAACAACACCTGCATTAGCTAGCTCTTGGAACTTCTGAGCAAGAATAGCAGGCCCTTGTATAGTATTACTTATTTGTCTACCTGCAGCTGCACCAGTCAGTCTAGCAATCGTGCTTGTAAAAGCGTTCAATTTGTCTGTAGAAATAGCGTCTAGCTTTCCTGCATTTCTAGCAGTGTCCAACATCTTTGCAGTGCGTAGGACACGATCAAACCTAGCCCTCTCAGCTGTGCTGTACAGAGCATTGATGGCTATGCGTGTCTTTCTATCTGTCAAGGCATCGCTTAGCTTACCGCTGTCGATAAACCTAACGTTGTTTACATCACGCGCTGTAGACCTATTCTTGTTTAGTAGATATTCAGCAAAAGAAGTCTTTAGTCCGTCTAGAGCTTCTCCTGTGTCATCTCTGCTTGCCATTTTTATAAGCGTAGAAAAGTCTCTAGCAGTTGTTCTGCTTGCTAACGCGTTCTCAAAAGCCTTCTTTGGACCTTGTTCTATGTAAATCACAGCTTTGTTTATCTTTGGGTCTGAGAAGCCTCTTGGACTCTTCTGAATAAGTCTGCTAGTTTCTCCTGTTCTAATTGCCTCTTGTATTTCTTTCTTAAAAGCAGGCATCCTATTCAATAGATCAGCATTGCTGACTAAGAAGTTCTGAGCATCCGCTGCATTAAACTCTTGGTTTCTAAAGAAGCTGTGTTTTAAGAAGTCTTCCATAGCTGACTGTACTTCAGGCTTGCCAGAGACAGCTGTGAGGATGTTATCGTAAGCAACTCTGTTGACTGTTTTTCCTGCGCCTAAAGTTGCTGTTAAGGTCATAGAAGGGTCTATTCTGTCAGCTCCTGTGCCAACACGCCCCATAACTTTGCCGACGCTTCCTTGTCTAAAGCGTTGATTAAGTTCTCTGGAGAAAGCCACGGCTGTTGCTACTGGGTTTGCTTCTTCAGCATCCATGTAGATGTTAGCTATGTCTTCTGTAATAGAGTCTGCAATATCATCTGCAATAGACGCTTTAAACAAGTCAGGCGTGTCTCCTGCTCTAGCTGCCCTAGCTTCAGCTCGCAACGCACTTTGTACGCCACGTAGTTGAAAGATGTCTGTCTTGTTGCCTAAGAACTTCTTAGACTTAGGGTCTAAAAAAGCAGCTGCGTTTGGCATACTGTCTTTTTGTGCTTTTGGTATTTTAGCCAACCAAGCAGCTCTAGCAGCTTTTGAAACAGAGGAAGTTACAGGAGTTGTTTGATCGATAGCTTTGTACAAAGTGTCCTCAAAAGCTCTAGCCTCGCGCAAAGCACTGGTTAGTTCGCTTCTGGCAGTTAATTCTAAAGTCTCTTTAGCGTTCTGTGGAGAAACTGTGTTAGCAGCTCTTCTTGATCTGTTTCCTGCTATCTCTACTCTAGCGTCTAACAGGTTTGCATAGTGCTGTATCTGGTCGTCAAAGATTTGCTGAGTTCTGTCAACGTTGCCGCCAAAGTTAAGATCGTCAACAAGAGCTTGATTAGTCTGTGCTAACGCTTCTGACCTAGCTTGCGACAACTCTCCTTTACCTGCTGCTTCTATTATTGTGTTCTCTAGAGCAACTAAGTCTTTTTGATTAGTGCGTTGTGCAACAGATAGGTTTGCTTTAGGTGACAGTTCTTCGCCGCTGCGTAACATACGCAGAGCTTCTTCAGGGTCTGCCAACGCCTGCATACGTCTTGCAGCACGAGAAGTAGCTCCTTCAGGACTCATAAAGTCTGACACAGTTCTAGTAACTATAGCTGTTGGTGTCAGTTTTAGCACAGCTTTAGGGAGCGTTGATGCTATGCCGCCGCCTGCCAATTCTCCTAAGAACTGAGCAGCAGGTAAGTCTGGATAGGCTTTCTCTAGAGTAAACCCACCTGCACCTGCTCCTGCTCCGTAGAATCCTTCAGCAGCAGATGTCTTTAATGGATTAGTCTTAAACAATTGTCCATAAGTGTTTACAGCGTTCTGTAAAGCTCCTCGTAGACGCCCTGCTCCATTAAAAGCAGGAACACGCATAGCAAGAACGCCAAGACCTGCGCCAAACAAAGCAGATTCTCCTGCGCCTGTGCCTATAGCAGTTCCTATAGTACGCTCAGCAGGAACGTCTTCTATGTCAGCAAGCATTTTAATACGCATTTCAGGAGTCAGCTCTGTGTTGTCTTTAATGGCTTGCTTACGCAAACCTATGTCACCAGACACTGCAGAAGACAGTATGCCGCCTATGGAAGCGCTTATGTCAGAGATTATTCCTTTTTTCTCTTCAACACGCTGCTCTAGCCCTGCTTTACGTTCTAGTATCTTTTGTATTGCTGCGCTCTTAGCATCAGACATATTTACATAGCCTCTAGAATAGCGTTTAAAACTTCCTCAGGAAGTAAGCCTAGCTCTTCTTCTGTAGTCGTTTTAATTAAATTATTAAGTCTGCTACTTGACATAGCTCTTACTTCATCTGCCGTTTTTAAATCCACTGCTTTTATTTCTGCAGGGAACAAAGTGCTTCTAAAAGCACGTAAGTTACTCATTACTCTTTTGTCATCATTAATTTGTTTAGGAGGAGTAGCAGGGTCGTCAATTCTACTTTGTATTGTAGACAACTCTCTTTCTATAAACTCATCTAACTGAAGCACCCTAAGTTTAGCAGCAGAAGGAGAATCAGTCATTGCAGGCTCAATTCCATAGTTTTCTCTTATCTTCTTTTGCTCTGCCATTGGGTATTTGTCATTCAATGAGAATGCTTGTATGAGTCCGTTATCAGCAGCTCTTAATACGTTCATTGCTTTGGTCTTATCTTCTGCAAGCGCTGAAGGGGCTATGTTGCTAAGTACTCTTCCTACATACTCAGGAATCATATTAACAAAGCCTGTTCCGTTCTCTACAGCTTCTAATAAGCTCATTCCTTCTGGTATTTCGTAAGGGTTTTCTACTTCTTCAGAAACCCCAGTAGGTTGCGTAGTAGGCACTGTTGGATTAAAAGGAACTCTAGTTGCTGTTCCGTTGGCTACGTTTATTTCTACCACAGAGCCGTCTTCTAGTCTGTCTATACGTAAAACACCATCAGTAATGTTTGTTGCTTTTGTTACTGCGTCTAGTTCAGACAAACCTTGTGTACGTATTAGTTGTGCTGTTAAGTCTTTTATTTTTCTTTCTCTTTGATCTTTAGACAAAGCAGGTTGTTTAATTTGCTCAATAGCAAACTCACGAGCTTTTATAGGATTGTCAGCAAATAAATCAGGAAGTCTGTCAGCTAGTTCTGTTTTATTATTAGCTCTTAGCAAGTCTTGAGAAGAAGCTAAAACAGCTGCGTTTGTCTGTGCGTTAACAATTCTTTGTGCTTCTTGTGCTTCTTTGTCTGCTATCATCTGAGCAGCTGCTTGACGCAGTTGTATTCCTTTAGCAGGGTCTACAGCGTCAGCCATAGAAGCTAGACGTATAAGGTCTTGAGGATTGTTAGGGTCTACGCCTTTCATAGCCTCACGTAGCTTTTCAGCGCCTGTTCGCGTGTCAATGCCAAACATACCACCAACAGCGTTACGCAATGTAGCTTCTCGCTGCGGAGCATAGTAAGCAGCAACGTTACCGCCTCCTGAGATTAAGTTAGACAGACGAGCGCCTTCGTTTCTTTGTTCCATCATAGGGTCTGGTAGAATGTCAGAAAACAATGTGTTTATGTTAATAGGTTTTTCATCCATTTCTAAAGTCCTCTAATGAAATCTTTTGCTTTGTCTAACAAGCCTTCAAACAAGCCTGTAGAACCTCCTTCTCCGCTCTGTCCAAGTAGGATGTTGCTGAGTGCCTGTAGCCTAGCTTGTTCCAATCCTGTTGCTTGTTGCTGTGCAGCTTGCTGTGCTGTTAAGCCTGCTTGTAACATAGAAGCGCCTAACTGAGCGCCTTGTCGCTGTCCTGCGCTTGCAATGTCTGATACGCCAAGAGCAGGAGACATAAGAGCTGCTAAATTCTGAATTGGCGCGTAAGACTGTTGCAATGAAGAAAGACCTACGTCGCCAAGCATACCCAACTTAGCTCTAGCCTCTTGCAGACCTGCTAGAGTCTGTGAAGCCTGCTGCTGCTGTTCAGCACGTGCCTGCTCCATAGCGCTAACGCCCAAGCCTGCCTGCTGTTCTGCAATAGCCTTCTCTAAAGCTAGTTGCTCTGGAGTACCGCCGTACTGGCTAGTAGTTACGCCAAGTCTGCCTTGGCCTAGTAGACGCTCTTCTAATGCCATGCGTTGACGTTCTTGCTCTGGAGAAACAGCAGCTTGTAGACGCTGCATAATCTCAGCCTCTCTAGCGCCGCCGCCACCTTGTGTCAACATACTAATAATTGCGTTTTGTTCAGCCTCACGAGAAGCAGGGTCGCCTACAAAACTTAAAGAAGACGTGCCTAATCCTGTTAACTGCTGCTGCAACGCTTGTTGTTCTGGAGACAACATAAATCCTAAGCCGCCTTCTGGCGTTGTTGTAGCACCTCCTATCGCAGACGTAAGCGTAAACGGCTTAAACTGCGTTTGTTGTGCTATGTCTGTAGCTGCTGTTTCAGCTCGCTGCATAGCTTGTGTGCCTAGTTCTCGTTGAGCTTGTATACCTTCATTAGTGCCGTAAATAGAACCTGCACCTTGTAAAAAATCAAAAAGTCCCATTACGCTTTCCTTCCGTTAGTATTCATAGCTTTTCTTGCATAACCTAATAAGTTAATAAGCTCAGGCTTTAGATAGTCTGATTTAAATTCTTTAGCAAATAACGAATCAGCAATAGGCGTCATAATAGAAGAATAACTTATTCCGTCTTTACCATCTTTGCCGTCCTTGCCGTCATTTCCGTCTCGTCCATCAGAGCCATTAGTGCCATTAGTGCCATTAGTACCGTTAGTACCGTTAGTACCGTTAGTGCCATCAGCACCATCAGCGCCATCAGCACCATCAACGCCATCAGCGCCATCTCCGCCATCTCCGCCATCAGCGCCATCAGAGCCGTCAGCACCATCAGCACCATCAGCGCCATCTCCGCCATCAGCGCCGTCAGCACCATCAGCACCATCAGCGCCGTCAGCACCATCAGCGCCATCAGCGCCATCTCCGCCATCAGCGCCATCAGCGCCATCAGCGCCATCAGCGCCATCTGCAGCAGCTTTGTCTGCAGCAGCTTTGTCTGCAGCAGCTTTATCTGCAGCAGCTTTGTCTGCAGCAGCTTTATCTGCAGCAGCTTTATCTGCAGCTGCCTTTTCAGCAGCAGCGGCATCGGCAGCAGCTTTATCTGCAGCGGCTTTATCTGCAGCAGCTTTGTCTGCAGCAGCTTTAGCGTCAGCAGCAGCTTTGTCTGCAGCGGCTTTAGCGGCTGCACTAGCAGCAGAAGCAGCTATTTCAGCGGCAGCGGCAGCAGCATCTGCAGCAGCTTTGTCAGCGGCATCTTTATCAGCAGCGGCTTTGTCTGCAGCGGCCTTAGCAGCTGCAGTATCAGCAGCGGCTTTATCTGCAGCAGCTTTGGCATCTGCAGCAGCTTTAGCGTCTGCAGCAGCTTTGGCATCTGCAGCAGCTTTGGCATCTGCAGCAGCTTTCTCAGCATCAGAGTCAACAAGAAAAGGACCCATGTTGCTCGTATCTATAACACTAGAACCACCTAGTAAGCCGCCGCCACCAAGAGTTATAGTAATTCCTGATGTGTCGTCTCCGCCTGTGTCTGTTGTGTCTGTATCTTTTGTAACTACGCTAGCGTCACCTATTTGCTCTACAGACGCTTCTCCAGTTGTTGGGTCAAAAGTAACAGATTTAGTAACGCCAGTTGTTGCTTCATTGGGGTCAAAACCACTCACTGTACTGGCATCTAGTGTTTCGCCTGTGTATATTCTGTTTCCTTCGTAGTCAAAAGGCGCGTAATGAAAAACATTGTTTTCTGCGTCGTATACAAATTCATAATCGCCAACAATACGATCATCCGTAACTACGTCACCTGCTTTTAATCCTCCTGTGGCTTCTGACGCAATAGTAGAAGCTATGGTGTCTACATCACCTTCTAAATCACTATCGCCTCCTAAAGAGCCGTTTAATAAGTCTGACGCTGCTGCTGCATCTGCTGCTGCTTTGTCTGCTGCGGCTGCTTCTTGTACAGCAGTAAGAGTTCCTCCTTTTGACGCCCCTGCTACTGCATCTGATGAGCTAACAGAACTGCCACTAGCTGCTGCAGACGCTGCTGCCGCTGCCGCCGCCGCTGCCGCTGCTGTATCGTCGATAACATTAACACGGTTAGACAACAACCCAAACTTGTCTGTATTGCCGTATCTAGGGTCAAGACTTGCAGGGTCGTGTGGAATACCCTCTGCTGTTAATAACTCACTTAAAGCAATTTTCTTGTCTTCGTCAGACATTGTAGAATTGCGTATTTCGTCGCCTCTTTTAATAACAGCATCTAGTTTTGAGGCAGAGATGTCTTTCTTAGGGGCTTTGCTAGGGTCTACATTGTCAGTAACGCCTGCGCCTTCATTTCCGTTGTTGCGGTCATTAGCAGCGCCCATGACGCCGCCTGCGTCTGATAAGCTGTTATAAATAGACCCTAAGTCAACAAGCATACCGCCTAATTGACCAATACCACTAGGTTGGTTTGCAAAGATTTCTCCTGCAATGCTGCTGCCTCTTGGCGCTACTGTAGTACCCATACATTAACTCCTTAGTCGCAAAGCTCTGCTAATGTCTTCCAATCTTCAGCTGTCCATCCTGAAGTATCGACTTGGGCGGGAAGCTCAACTGTAATTCCTGAAACGCTAGCCCCAAGCACAGCTCCGGCAGCGTTTGTGTTGCCTTTAAGACACGCCATAGCGTTGTCCTCCGCAGTGATTTCAAGGCTGTTAAGCTGTGTACAACTAGCCAGTGTCAGTGCTGCTAGCGTTAATACTAATGTCTTCATTTAAACCATCCTATGATTGCTTGATACGTCCTAACTGGGTAGTACAGCGCTGCTGATCTAACCCTACCCAACCCTAAAACACGTAACGCTTCTCTAAAGACCTTGTCAGCTTGCTTCTGGTCTGCTACAATCCCTAACTCAACACCGTGTGTGCAAAGGTAGTCATGAACAACAGCAGCCTTCCTATTTCTAGCATTCGCTACAGGGACAACAAACTGCATAATCTGTGGTACACTAGCTAAATCTGTAAAGTAACCTTTAGGCACAACTATTGTCTTGCCAAGAAGGTCTGAATAGTATACCAGTTCTTGCTGTAACTTCCAACCTTTTTCTACTGCTTCTGCAATAAAAGATGTCGAAAAGTGGCTCATTCTATTCTCCTGTCTTCAAAACCGTTAGTGTTGGTTTGGTTTCTTCTTCAGGCTCGATCATAAAGTAGTACAGCTCTAGTAATTCTTCTACGCTGTAGTTACCTGCAGTAGCCCTGACTAGCTCAAGCATCAACACCTGCTTAGACTCAGTCAGTGTCATTAGTATGTTCCACCGTCAACAGTAGATAGTGTTACAGTGCCTGTAGCAGTGACGTTGTCAAACGTAGCAGTGCCTGTGAACGTAGGAGACGCTATGTTGGCTTTGCTGTTTACTGCAACAGCAATAGCATCAAACTCAGCACCTACTTCAGCACCTTTAATCACCTTAGCAGGGTTGCCACTAACAAGGGCGTCTTTGGCTGCAAAGTTAGTTAGCTTAGTGTAGTTACTCATTAAACAATCCTTCCTAATAATGCGTGAATGTTAAGCTCTTGTATAGCTATAGACTTTCCTTCTACTGTCGTCTCAACACCAACAGCGACTACAGTACCTTGTCCACTGGCGTTGATCTTCTGACGATTGATAAGCGCTATAGACGACGAATACTCAGCCTCTGTGTTAAATTCTGAAATGTTATACTGACCAACGTTAGACTTAGGCAGTACGTAGGCTTGCTTAGTGTAAGCACCTGAGTAGTCGTAAGCCCAGTTCAACACCACTGTTGCTTCTGCACCGTCAAAGGTTGTCAGGTTGATCTTCTTCAAGAACTTCAAGTTAGACGTGCTACCAAAGCTCAACGGATGGCTAAAGTAACTGAGCAAGTAAGCTGTGTTGTTGTCTGTGTAGCCTGTGTACTCTGCAATGCCGTCTAACACACCAACGTACAGCTCCTCTACAGCCGTCTCAGCAAAGCACAACGGATTCATGTGCGACCACGTTGTAGCTCTGTAGCTGCCGTCCTGTAGCGGAAAGCGTGTGTCAAACGTGTATACAACGCCTAACACTGGGAAGTTAAGCAGTACAAACGCCTGTCGTGGCGAGTAGTGCATCTTAATGTTGCCTGTCTCTGCAGCAAACAGCGACTTAACATCGTTGTTAACGTTCTTAGACACGTCGCCAATAGGCGCTGACTTCTCTTGTATTGTCCTAGACAGACTACGTACACCAGAGTCGTCTAAGAAGATCAAGTCTCTACCTGTGCTGACTACAGCATCTCTGTTGACACAACCAATGTTAGATATAGTGTCTGTCAGCGTCATGTTAGCAGGGCTAGCAGCACCTTCATAGACAAGGATAGAGTTGCGTCCAAAGATGATTAGAAAGCCGTTATGAGCCGCTAGAGCAGTAATAGTGTCGTAGCCTGTAGGCCAGACGTTAGTTAAGTCTATGCTGCCTGTAGAGCCTCCTGTCCAGTGTGTTCCGTTTAGTAAGTCAGACCAGTAAATTGTAGACTTATCATCTACAAAGTCTGCTACCCAAAGACGACCAAACGCTGCTAAGCAAACGTGACCTTCTGGAGGCGTGCCTGTAGCGTGTGAATGGGTTGACATAGGGTCTATAAAGCCGTCATGTGCGGCATGCACCAAAGGTTCGTGTCCACGTTGGAAGAAGTACATATGGTCATTGAAGTTAACCATCTTCCAGTTGTTATCTGTAATAGTGTAGCCTGCAGGAGTCTCATCTACCATTGTGGTAGTGCCTGAAAATATCTTGTTGTTGCCTGCAGAGAAGAATGTAACGTCTCCGTCTTCTGCAACAAACTCACCCATAGACTCAATGCCGTCAGACGAGCCTAACAAGTCATTGCCGTTCAGTATGCTGTAGCCTTTACGCGCAGCTATTCTGCCTTCTTTGTCGATGACGCAGTTATCCGCTACAGCAGCAAAGGTAGGCTCTTGCGACAACGGTGCATCTTGCGTGTTGACGCCTGCAAATCCTGGTGCAGTAATAGTAATGCTTTGTAGTTGTTGAGCCATTTAAGTTCCTTAGACAGCGACGTATGTAGTGTCTTCACCGTACTTGTTAGCGTCAAACGCAACAGCGTCAGATAACACAGTGTCAGCAATAGCAAACTGTTCTGTTGCAGACTGACCACCTGTCTCGCCTCTTTCACGTAACGCCATAGCCAATGCAAGCTGCAACACAGGATTGTGTGGCACTTTAAGGCGTGTAGCGTCAGCTGTTAAGTCAGCTTGTCGTACAAACGAGTCAAAGTACAGCTCGTAAATGCCATCAGGCTGTGGATACACTTGTACAGTAATGTCTCCATTGCTGTCAGCGCCACTAAAGGCAAACTCAAAAGGCGCACCAGAGGCAGGTTCGCCAATCTTGTAGTAGTTGTTCATGTATGTTCTGTTACGGCTACGCAGACGTATCTTATTCGTAACGTTCATTGCTTCTCTGACTTCAACGTCCTGTCCAGAGCCTGTAAGAGCGTATGTAGACGTTCCGTTAACTGTGTCAAACTCAATAGCTGTACGCAACGCTGACCAACTATGTGCGTCTTCTACGATCTGCTTAGCATCGTTGACGAAGTCGCCAATCAAGGCTGAGTAGCTTGTTTCTGCTACAGTGTCTACTTCGTTCTCTCGTAAACGACGTAGCACGCTGTTGACTAACTGCAAGTATGTCATGTTAGTTTCCTATGTATGTAAAGACAGCGCTTATACCTGCGACAAGAACTACCCAGATCAGTCGCTCCATTGTTCTTGCGCTAGCCATGCTTTCAGCCAAAGCGTCCATCTTATTCTCTATAGCGTCCACTTTAGACTCTATATGAGATTGCCGATTAAACACAGTGACAAGCCTTTCTTCAACACGCGCCAATGACACGATAGCTTCTTGGAGTGTATCGATCTTTTTCTCAACTCTGCTTAATCGGTCTTCCATCAAACTATCACTCCTACTACTGCCATAACACAAGCAAAAAGAATTGTTCCAATAAACGCAAATCCAATACCGTCAATGATTAAGCGTTTTCGTGCAGCTCTAGCTCTTGCTGCGTCTAGTCTTTGCTTACGGATTGTTGCTCTAGTTCTGAGCATTTCAACGTAAACATCTTGCCCAACAGTATAGATGATAATCTCTCGAAGCTGACGCTCCATCTGTTGAGTCTTCTGTTTTGCCATTGTTATCTGTAGTGCTGCATTCTCTACAGACCCTTTCGCAAATAACTTAGACATCGCTGAGGCATTCTCAATACCTGCCTCTGCTTCTAGTATTTTATCCTTCGCGTCAAAGAAAGCACCAAACTTATGTGCTAGGTCTTGAATCTCGTGACCCTTGTTAACGGCTTGGTTGATGTAGTTAAACGCCTTCCCTGCCGCAGATACTGCCGCTATGATTTCTATCACTCATATACCCTCACTAATTCTTTGTTTGCTACTCGTGGCAAACAATAGGCCGCGAGGGTTATGCGTCTTGGTGTTGCGTTGATGGTGCGTTCTACCTTACCTGTGACTATCGCATTGGCAAAGTAGTTGCATCGATGAATGTTGTAAAAGTAC